CAGAATCCCCTGAAATAATCATAGCATCAGTTCCTAAAAACTATTTCCAAATATTTCCCCCGCCATTTGACGGGGGATTTTTTTGCGCCACAACTACTAGCCAACTCCCCTCCCATCTCAGTTGAAAGGCTCTAACCAACTCCCCTCCCATTTAAGGGGAGGGGTGGCCTTCGGCCGGGGTGGGGTATCTCATTGAAGGCTACGGGAAAGGCTACGGGTAGGCGACGGAACGTCGGGAATGGGCGAACTTGCTCGGGAATGGGGTGGCCACCAACCCGGGGTGGGGTATCTGAAGGGTACGCAGGCTGCCAGCCTGCGAAAAGCCAGCACCTAAAAGCTAATTGTACCCTGTGCCCGCCTCTTCCTAGTCCGGTGTCATCACCAGCAATCATCCTGGTTGTGTGCAGGCCCGCAGTGCGGGTCTGATAGAACTATTTTTACCACTCATGTTCCCAAAGGGGACGCCTCTTAATAACCGTGGGTGCATGTAGCGAAGCGCAATGCACCCACGGCTTCCTCATGATATTTCCACACCACCGACCCTGAAGGGGTCGCCCATCACAACACAAACCGCGTCTTCGGCCAGTCCTTTTTGTCCTTTTAGCCTGTAGAGGCATTTCATCCGTAGCGAAGCCGTATACCCAGAATGCCGTCAGGCGTTCCCTCCTTTACTCCCCAACTCCTTAGCGAAAAAGCGAAAACCATCACCATCCATTGAGTGCGAGTCGATATCATCGGCTCGATTGTTGTCTAAGTTGTTCCGTCGCGGACGCGACGGCTTCCCCAACCGCATATTGTTGTTTAAAGTTGTGCTAAGTTGTTTCCAAATTTTCCAAATCAATCATCCGCATGCAATGTTGTTTCCGAAATAATCCATTTATGGTTTAGTACATGGGTGTAACAATATAATGATAGATAGTGTTAGATTTTGGCGACATTGATAGTCTTTATAAAAAAGAGAGATGATGTCGACAAGAATATTACTCACCCACGAAAGAATGAAAAAGCTTTCCCTTTTTTTGCATTTTCGCTCACAATTTTGTAATTTCGCTTTAGATAACTATATTCACCAAAACTATTAACTATGTTCGAAAATATTCAGAATTCGTTTAACGGAATGTTCGGTAAGATTGCTCCAGGTATGTGCAGACTTACCATGAACGGCGAAATAGCCGTGAAATGCAGCAATGGCTACAAGTCTTACAATGTGGCTAAAGGTACATTGACCAATGTCACAAACTTCTGTTTCAATGTCGGAGACGAGATGTTCTTCGTCATCCCTACCAACAAGGTCGAGGTGGGCGACATCATTCTCGTCGGTGGCAAACCTAAATGCGTCACTCAGGTGGATGAGAAAATCATCACCGTCATCGACTACGAGAGCAGCGAGATACGTCAGGTGGTGCCCGAGCGTCATGTCTTCATGGGCAGCGCCTACTTCTACGGCAAGATTGTCTCTATGTTCGGAAATGCCTTTAAGAAGGGAAAAGGACTCGGCAACATCCTAAAAATGATGATGATTAGCCAGATGATGGGTGGCAACAATAATAACAATGGCAATGGCGGATTCGCTCAGATGATGGCCATGTCAATGCTCATGGGAAAGGACAACAACCCATTCGAGGGTATGTTCGACTTTAACTTCGACCAAGTCGACGAAGAAGAGTAAGCATTGCCCTTCCAAACTCCCCTCCCATCTGTCTGAAACTCCCCTCCCATCTGTCTAAAAACTCCCCTCCCATCTAAGGGGAGGGGTAGGGTTGGGGTAAAACTAAAGGCTAAAACCTAAAACCTGACGTAGGGTTGGGGTACTAAAAAAACTAAAGGCTAAAACCTAAAACCTGACGTAGGGGTGGGGTACTAAGAATCTAAAGGCTAAAACCTAAAACCTGACGTAGGTGTAGGGGTGGGGTAAAACTAAAGGCTAAAACCTAAAACCCTAAAAGCTGACGGATGGGTGCCTGAAAGGCGGTGTGGGGTGATAATCATGGTTTCGCATTTATGGATATGACTTTTCTATAGAAATACAACAATTAAAAACATTAAAACAAATTTGAATTATGGGAAGCGGAAGATGGACAAAAGAATCCTTTGTGAGCTACAGCGCTAAGCTGGGCAGAAGTTACGCAGAAGATACAGGCAGAGTAAGTGGACAGACTTATAAAGCAAGGAAGATAGATAAATCGCTCGACCCGAGAGAATTCACGGTCAGAGAGTGCGTGAACACCGAAGAACACCCCAATACCATACCTGTCATCCTGGCGCTCGACGTCACCGGGTCGATGGGTGAGGCCTGCAGCGAGACCGCTGCAGCACTGGGAGTGATTGTCTCCAACCTCTACAATAAAATCACTGACGTGGAGTTCTGTGTGATGGGTATCGGTGACCTTGCATACGACGACGCACCTGTGCAGATGAGCCAGTTTGAGTCGGACATCAGAATTGCCGAGGCGCTCGACAAAATCTACATGGAGCATGGAGGTGGTGGCAACCGTTTCGAGAGCTATACCGCCGCATGGTATATGGGACTCAAACGTACCAAACTCGACTGCTACGACTTGCAGGGCAGAAAGGGCATCATCATCACAATGGGCGATGAGCCGCTCAACCCCTACCTGCCATACAATGAACTGAACAGCGACACTAACGCCAAGGAACAGGCCGATATCGAGACCGGAGATCTGTATGTCCAGGCATCGGAGAAGTTCGATATCTTCCATATCGCTGTGGATAGCCCTCAGGACTGCTACGCTCATTACAAGGAGGACATCGAGAAGAGCTTCGGACAGATTCTTGGATCGAACCTCAAGGTGGCGACAATCAACAACCTGGCTCAGGTCATTGAGGAATGCATCATGACCTCCGTGAATGGCACCAGTGCTACTCCTACCAATGGCACTACCGCTACCAACGAGAACGGAGAAATCTGCTGGTAGAACGATTCCCCTCCTATCTATCTAAAAACTCCCCTCCCATCTAAGGGGAGGGGTAGGGGTGGGGTACTAAGAAACTAAAGGCTAAAAACCTAAAACCAGACGTAGGGGTGGGGTACTAAAAAACTAAAGGCTAAAACCTAAAACCTGACCTAGGGGTGGGGTTGAAAAATCTAAAGGCTAAAACCTAAAACCTGACCTAGGGGTGGGGTTGAAAAAACTAAAGGCTAAAACCTAAAACCCTAAAACTGACTATATGAAGGCGAGAATAGTCATTGGCGCCAATTATGGTGACGAGGGTAAGGGGACTGTCGTGGCCTCCTATACCTGCAAGGGAAACAATGTGCTCAATGTCTTGACGAATGGGGGTGCCCAACGTGCACACTCCATCCTCACTGACCAGGGGAACATCACCTTCCAGCACTTTGGTTCCGGCACCTACCACGGGGCGGACAATTACTATTCCCGCTTTTTCATCCTCAATCCTATGCAGTTCGTTCAGGAGTATGAGGAACTGATTGTGAAACCCACTCATGTCTTCAGGGACAAACGGTGCCGTTGGAGCACTCCCTTCGACACCATGGCCAATATCATCACGGAGGAATCGATGAAGCGCCATTGCTCATGCGGTATGGGCATCTGGAAGACTATCAAAAGATACCATGAAACACCAGCCGTGGCTTTCGATGTCTTCATGTCGATGACACCTGAATACAGGCTGGCCTTCCTGCAGACTGTCAAGGCATACTACGAGAGGTCGCTGACTATACCCGAACATTGGAAGTCCATCTGGAACTCGCCTGTGCTCCTACTGCATTTCATCAACGACTGTGAGTTCATGCAGCGACATACCGTGGCGTGCGAACTGAAGGACCTGAACTATGAGGAGATGATATTCGAGAACGGTCAGGGGCTGTTGCTCTCCGACACTGGAAAGGACACGCCCGACACCACACCCTCGAACACCGGCATACGTTATGCACTCGACTTGCTCAGCGACATCGACACCGACGACATCACGGCCCACTACGTGACAAGACCATACTTGACCCGTCATGGCGACGGACACCTCAATGATGAGGCGAAGAGACTGAGCATCTGCTCAACCATCGATGAGGACAGGACCAACCATTATAACGACCACCAAGGGGACTTCCGTTACGGACACCTTGACATCAATGCCTTGCACGACAGAATCATAGCCGACGCCGGTAATATCAAGACGGTGCTGGAGGTTACCCATTGTGACGAAATGGACAAGGTAGGAGAGTTCAAGAAACTCTTCCCCGAAGTTCATGTCTATGATTCACCTATTGTTCCAAGTTATAATTTGAAGTTTCCCACCTTCATGTAGGATATACGAAAGACGCTGAAAGCGTCTCCTCTCAGTAACCGAGGGTGCTTTGCACCCCCGGATAGTACTGGCGGATAGGATAATCGACCCTGAAAGGGTCACCCATCATGTAAAATGGGGCACACTTTCAGTGTGCTTAGGTGAGTCGCTATTTGAACCGAAGGTCGTGCCGACCCTCGGTTATTAAGAGATGACGCTTTCAGCGTCAGTATGTTACAATCCTTCATAATGGTGGGAAAGTTCAGTAATAATTCTCTAATTCTCTAAATCGGGAGAAAACATGGAGCATGCAAAAAGGCAATTCGAAATTACCGAACCGCCTTTCTAAATGTGATGTGGCCGCAGGATACTACGCCACCTTGTTGAGCTTCTTGATAATAGAGAAGATGAACAGAGCTGCAAGGAGGCAGATGCCCATCAAGACTCCCCATACGACGGTGAGCTCCGTCTTGCCCCAGAGAAGGGTGGGGATGCTCACGAGGAAGTTGCCGATGGCGGTGGAGACAAACCAACCACCCATCATCATACCACGGTACTTGGGAGGTGCAACCTTGGTGACAAACGAGATGCCGATGGGAGAAAGCAACAACTCAGCGAAGGTGAGGATGAGGTAGGTGCTCACAAGGATGTTGGGACTCACATCGGCCAGATGCTCGGGATGCTCGGCGTTGGGGGCTGGAAGACCAATCGAACTGAAGGTCATCAGCAGGTAAGCTACTGCGGCCACCAACATACCCAGACCAATCTTCACAGGGGCCTTGGGCTCCTTGCCCTTGCTGGCCAACCAACCGAAGAGAGCGATGCTCACAGGGGTCAGAGCCACAACGAAGCAGGGGTTGAACTGCTGGAAGAGGGGAGCCTCAACGTTCACGGTGTCTGTGGATGTGTAGCGGTAGCCGAGGAAAATCACTGCTGCGGCGATGATGACGCCCCAAATGCCCTTGGATTTGGTGCTGCCTTTACCAAATACACCGAAGAGTCCATAGACAATGAGAATCACCATGACGAGATTGGTCACATCGAACTCCATAGCAGTAACACCTTCAGCGGTCTTTGCCACATAGTCACGGGCGAAATAGGTCAGAGTGGCGCCGTTCTGGTGGAAGGCCATCCAGAAGAAAATCACCACGAGATAAACCAGCACGAGGCAGATGATGCGCTCTTTGGTTTCTGAAGAAGAAATCTCCTCTACGGCTTCTGCCTTTTGTGCTGCTTTCTGTGCCTTGCTTGGGGTCAGCACCTGACGGAAGGTGGATTTACCGAGGTAGTAGATGAGAATGCTCGCAATCAGAGACACACAAGCAACCGCGAAAGCCAAGTGGTAGGAGTCGGCCTTGCTGAATCCAAGGGAGTTCTGTCCCCATTCCATAATCTTCACGGCTGCTGTAGGAGCGAACAATGCACCCACGTTGATGAGCATGTAGAAGAGCGAGAAACCGGAGTCGCGCTTATCGGCGTACTCTGCCGCATTGTAGAGGTCACCGACCATCACTTGCAAGTTGCCCTTGAACAAACCTGTGCCGAGGCTGACGAGAACCAATGCTGCGGCCATGGCTGCAATAGCCACGGTATTGGCTCCCATAGGAATGGAGAGCAGCAGGTAGCCGATGAACATGATGAAGATACCGATGGTCACCATCTTACTGTAGCCCCATTTATCGGCGGCCATACCACCGAAGAGCGGCAAGAAATAGACGCACATGAGGAAACTCGAATAAACCAGTCCTGCCTGGCCGCTGCTCCAGCTGAAGTTCTCTTGCAGGAAGAGGATGAAGACGGCGAGCATGGTGTAGTAGCCGAAGCGCTCGCCTGTGTTGGCTAATGCCAAGGTCCATAGACCTTTTGGTTGTCCTTGAAACATAAACTATTATTTATATATTATTGATTTTTAACTAGATAGATGTCCTTTGAATTGGTGTCAGTAACAAACTAGTAACAAAATAGCCCTTTTTCACGGGAAAACCCCTCTCCTGTGTTCGGGCGAAAAGCGGTAACAATTAGCCCTGCGTATGGCGGAAAGGGGTTTAGTCTATGACTGACATTGCAAAGGTAGCCAATTATCCCGATACCTGCAAATTTCGGACGTGCTTTTTTTTGAAGCTTGCTAAGGGGGTAGGGTAGTACCCACCCCCCTTGGAAGGGGGTCATTTCAAATGATAGCCTTGGAAGGGGGGCGTTTCAAGCGGTATCCCTAGGGTGTCCATCTGGCGGACACCATCTTCGGCATGGGTTCAACACACCCTTTTTTAAGTTTCTCGTTTTTCTCACTTTCATTCTTTTACCCCCAAACGAATTTGAAAAACAGCCCGCGCATGAAGAAAGTTCCGGGCGAGGTTTAGCCCATACACACCCCTTTAAAAAACACCCCCGCCTCGCCTCTGCTCGTCCATGTGCGGCGATGTCTCGCCCTAATCGCTGGAATTGTCAAAGTACATACCCAGAATTTTGCGTATGTAAGCTCCGTGTTTTCAAAACACCTTGCTAAAACAATTTAAATCCCCAATATACTGGGTATTTAACCGCTTAATGGATATACACTCAAAGCCTCAACCATCATGCAGCGCATGTCCCAAAAAGTGGAACAGCTGGCGGCTACCGTTATTCATCATGGTTTAGCATAGCCATGAGTTCAGCGACAGGGTCTGCTTCTCGCTGTGTAGTCCCCACAATGTCCTTAGCCGTCAGACGCAATGCTTTCATCTGTTTCGTGACACTGGCTTCTGCTTCCCTCATGACCTTGAACACAGGGTGCGGCACAATCCTCTCTCCGTACCGCCCTGCTTCCTTGATGGTGGTTGTCCGCAAAGTTGAGGCTTCACGTTTTGCCATTTCCAGCGTGTGCAGGGCTGTTGCCAATGCCTTTATTTGGTTGTCAAGTGCAGGAATATATACCCCCAAACCCTGCATAACCTCGCGGATTTGCCTCTCGTAGTACTTGTAATTCTTCATATTTAATGCTTTTTTGTCAAAAATAATGCCGTTATTTGACTTTATCTACTGTGTAAATGATTGGTAATCAATAGATCGGAA